CTACACAGTCATATACGATACCTGCTGGTGTTACTAGCGTGGATTATCTAGTAGTTGCTGGTGGTGGCGGGGGTTCAGGCGGCGGTGGTGGTGCAGGTGGTTTCCTTTCAGGTACAGCGTATGCTGTTACTTCTGGAAATACTTCCACTATTACTGTTGGTTCTGGTGGCGCTGCTGGTACTCAAACAAGTGGCAACGCATCGGCTGGAGGTAATTCTTCCTTTTATACACTGACAGCTATTGGCGGTGGATACGGAGCTGGTGGTTCTGTTGCCGGTGGCACTGCTGGCGGTAACGGCGGTTCAGGCGGTGGCGGTAATCTTGGAAATACTATTACTGGAACTGCGGCTGGGGGAACTCCGACATCTGGGCAAGGAAACGCAGGTGGCGCAGCAATTTCAAGCAGCAACCCCGGTTGGACAACAGGCGGCGGCGGTGGAGCAGGTAGCGCGGGTGGTAACGGATCAAACTGGGACACAGGTAATGTTTCACCTTTTGGTCCTCTCGGCGGCCTTGGTTTATCATCTTCAATTACTGGTCAATCTGTAATGTATGCGCGTGGTGGTCAGGGTTATTGGTCAAATACAGAAACAGGAAATGCTACTTCTAATACAGGCAACGGTGGTGGCGGTTCACAAACAAGAAATGCTTCAAGTGCTGGATGGGCTGGTGGTTCAGGCATCGTTATTCTTAAACTAAATTATTAAACACATGCACACTAAACATTATCAACTTTACGGTATCGACACAGCTATGCATCTACTACGCCCCGGCGCTAAGTGGGAGATAAGCAACACCATGTTCACACGTTGGGAGGACTCGCGCCCATGCCCGACCATGGAAGAAGTGTTAGAAACAATGGAGAAGATAAAAGCTTTTGAGGACAGCATCAATACGATCTGGACTCAGGAGCAGGTAGAACAGATGCGTGGTCAGCAAGAGATATACGACAGGGCGGTTGCATGAACATAACAAATTTGTTTCCTACAGCAGTAGGGTTTTCAAAGCTAGACCGTGATCTTACCCAGCAAGAGCTGGATTTTATTATCGGTCAGGTGCGCTATCCCAATGAGGGTAATACCACCAGCGAAAACAGAAAGCTGCTGAAGTCTGTAGAACTTACAGAGATACGTGAGTTTATAGAAGACGCAATGTTGGAGTATTTCAAGTCAGTACATGCACCTAAGAATGACGTAACACCGTATATAACGCAGTCGTGGTCTAACTACACAGAGCCTGGGCAGTATCATCACAAACATGCTCATCCCAACAGCATTATCTCTGGTGTGTTCTACCCGCAGGCAAACAAAGAGACAGACAGAATTTATTTCTACAAAGATGGTTACGAGCGCATCAAGATTCCAACAGAAAACTGGAACCATTGGAATAGTGAAAGTTGGTGGTTTGATGTTGGTGCAGGGGACTTGATTATCTTCCCATCCAACTTGACGCACATGGTTCAAACTAAGCAGGGCGATGGAACTCGTATCAGTATTTCGTTTAACACCTTTGTAAAAGGTTACATAGGGTCAGATGAAAGTCTGACTGGCTTACATTTAGGAGAAGAGTAATGGCACATTTCGCCCAGCTTGATAGCAACAACGTAGTTATTCAGGTCATCGTAGTCGATAACAAAGACACGGCTGATGCTTACGGTACCGAGAAAGAACATATCGGTGCTGCTTTCTGCGAGCGCGTACTTGGTGGCAACTGGAAACAGACCAGCTACAACGGCAACAAGCGCAAGAACTACGCTGGTATCGGTTATACATACCGCGAAGATATAGATGCGTTTGTGCCACCACAGCCATTCCCAAGCTGGGTGCTAGATGCTGATGCTAGATGGCAGGCTCCTGTAGCGATGCCTACAGATGGTATGTATTCATGGGATGAGGCTACAACATCGTGGAAAGCAATGGAGTCAGCATGAGAGATTACATACTACAGCGTGTAAAAGAACCTTCTACATGGCGCGGAGCTATTCTGTTCCTAGCAGCTATTGGCGTACCTATTGCTCCACAAATGGCTGATGCTATTGTGACGGCTGGTCTAGGTATTGCTGGTCTAGTTGGGATGTTTACAGCAGATAAATGATTAACAGCCGTAGTCTTGATGACCTGATTCCACCCGCTAAAGTGCGGGTTCAGGCGTTTTTAGAGGCTGCGAAAAAGAACGGTATTGACTTGCTAGTAACTAGCACTTACCGGGATAATGCTAGTCAAAATGCGCTGTATGCGCAGGGGCGCACAACGCCAGGGAAGATCGTAACAAATGCAAAAGCTGGGCAGTCTTGGCATAACTATAAATGCGCTGTGGATGTCGTGCCTATAGTGGCAGGTAAACCCCGCTGGGATGTCAAAGATGAAGTCTGGCAACAGGTGGGTAAGCTAGGTAAAGCCGCTGGACTTGAGTGGGCAGGCGACTGGAAACGGTTTAAAGAGTACCCGCACTTTCAATATACAGGTGGCCTGACACTTGCACAGCTTCAATCAGGTGCAAAGATTGGATAAAAATGCCATTACAAAAACTGCAACTCCGCCCAGGTGTGAATCGTGAAGGAACCACGCTTGCTAATGAAGGCGGTTGGTTTGAGTGTGACAAGATACGATTTCGTTCAGGCTATCCACAAAAGCTAGGCGGATGGACTCCGCTATCAAGTAATACGTATGAGGGTGTAGCCCGTTCATTATGGAACTGGGTAACACTGCGCGGATATAACTTGCTTGGCGTCGGCACCAATCTTAAATACTACGTAGAGAACGGTGGTGTATATAACGACATCACGCCTATACGTAAGGTAACTACACTTACTAATCCATTTACTACTGTTAGTGGATCTGCTGTGGTAACGGTTACTGATGCCGGCCACGGTGGTATTAACGGTGATTATGTAACGTTTGCGGGTGGGTCAACAGTTGCCGGTCTAAACCTTAATAACGAATATGTTATTTTTTCTGTAGATACCAACTCCTACAAAATTACTGCTGCCACTACAGCAAATGCTAGTACGACTGGCGGCGGCACGGTTACAGCTTCCTATCAGCTTAATACCGGCTTGGCTACCTTTGGTTATTTAACTGGTTGGGGCGCAGGTCTGTGGGGTGGTTTTATTTACGGCACGGCTCAGACTAAATTAAGTCTGCCACTAAGTACTAGTAATACGACAATCGCTGTCACATCTACCACAGGGTTTGCTAATGCTACTGGCACTCTGATGATTGACAATGCAGAGTTAGTTACATACTCAGGCAACACTGCCACAACATTTACTGGCGCAACGCGCGGAGTTAGCGGCACTATTCCTACGGCATTTCCTGCAAATACGGCTGTCTACAATGCGGCAACGTTTACAGGCTGGGGTCAATCTGCTGCTTATGGTATTGCAGAACAACCCCGCTTATGGTCAGAAGCTAATTATGGTGAGAATTTACTTATAAATCCGCGCGGTGGTGCTTTATATCTTTGGATACCAGACTACAGCGGGTCAGGTAATTTGCAATTTGCCGTAAGAGCTAAGTTACTTTCTCCTACAAGTTCTGGCGCGTATCAAACAGATACAAGCTGCCCATCTGTAGCCAACTATATTATGGTGTCAGACGCCTCGCGATTTGTAATTGCTTTTGGTGTAAACGATTACAACGAAACTGTACAAGATCCTTTGCTAATCCGTTGGTCTGCGCAGGAAGATTATCAAACATGGGCACCGGCAATCACCAATCAGGCTGGTAGCTATCGTTTATCTAGCGGCTCTCAGATCATCACTGCCCAACAGACTAGGCAGGAAATACTGGTATTTACGGATGCTGCACTGTTCTCTATGCAGTATCTTGGCCCACCGTATGTGTGGGGATTCAACATTCTGTCTGACAATATATCTATTGCCGGCCCGAATGCTGTGGCAACGGCTAACAACCTGACCTATTGGATGGGTGTAGATAAGTTCTATGTTTACACGGGCCGGGTGGAAACGTTGCCATGTTCGCTGCGTCAGTATGTGTTTGGCGATATTAATTTGCAGCAGAGCTATCAGTTCTTTGCTGGCACAAATGAGGGCTACAGCGAAGTATGGTGGTTCTATTGTTCGTCTAACTCTACGACTATAGACCGCTATGTGATCTACAACTATCTGGATCAGGTATGGTATTACGGCACACTTGGGCGGTCTGCTTGGTCTGACAGCCCGCTGCGCGAGTTTCCGATGGGCGCGACATACAGCAATACTATTGTCTACCATGAGAGCGGAACTAATAACGTAGAGGTAAACGGCACTATATTGCCGATTACATCGTACATACAGTCCTCAGACTTTGACATTGGGGACGGTCACAACTTTGGTTTTGTATGGCGGATGATTCCAGATATTACGTTTGATGGATCTACTACGTCATCTCCTGACAAGCCGCAGGTGACATTTAGTCTGCGTCCACGACAAAATCCTGGTGCGCCATACGGCACAGCAGATACGCCAACAGTACAGTCAGCACAGTCCTACAACACGGTGAAAAACTACAACGTGCAGGAGTTTACTCAGATTGTGTATACAAGACTGCGCGGTCGCCAAATGGCCTTTAAGATCAGCTCAGATCAGTTGGGATGTCAGTGGCAATTAGGTGCGCCACGTATAGACATCAGGCCGGATGGACGTAGATGACCACACAGATTGTTACTACAGAGGTTCTTGATCTTACTAGGACGAAAGCTCCTGCGCTTCCTATCGCGCCAGTAGATTACAGCCGCCAGTATCTGGATCAACTTAATAACGTCTTACGTCTGTACTTTTCCCAGATAGATAACTTTATAGGCCAGTTATCGTCTAATAATTCTGTTACTACAGCTAACTTGCGGGTTCCTTATGGAGCATTCTCCAGCAACCTTACGCAAACAACAACAGCTAACACCGCAACTTTGATGACGATGAACACGACGGATTTTTCTAGCAACGTCACGTTGAACTCGTCAAACATTACTGTTGAGTATGCTGGCATATACAACTTGCAGTTTAGTGCGCAGTTAGAAAATGCTGATAATGCGCCGGAAGATGTGTTTATCTGGTTAAAACAAAACGGTGTTGATATTCCCGGTTCTGCTGGCAAAGTTGGTATGCCTGCTCGTAAAGCTGTAAACAATCCATCTCATGACATTAAAGGCTGGAATTACTTTTTATCCATGAATGCTGGAGATAATGTGGCTATTTATTGGTCACCTACACAGTCTAATGTAACCATACCTTTTTACGCTGCGTCTGGCAGCCCGACGAAGCCATCTACTCAATCAGTGGTGACTACGCTAACCTTTGTTTCGGCGTTACCCACATGATACTATTGACAAAATTTTCTAAAGGTGCGTTATGAGCCTGCATACCCTAGCTAACCATCTTCAAACCGCCGGTCGCGGCGAAGACAAGATGCTTGTACACATGACCCCAGGCGAGGTACAGGGACTGCAATCCTTAGCCATGGCGCACGGTGGTTCGTTGTCCATCAACCCACAGACTGGATTACCAGAGGCTGGGTTCTTATCATCTATTCTTCCAATGATTGCTGGTGCTGCGTTGACAGCTACTGGCGTTGGCGCTCCTATGGCAGCCATGATGGTAGGCGGTGCTACTGCTGTAGCTACTGGTAGTTTGAAGAACGGCATTCTCGCTGGTCTTGGTGCTTATGGTGGTGCTGGAATAGGTGCTGGATTATCTGGTGCTGCCGGTGCGGCAACTGCTGCCAGTGCTGCTGCGCCTGCAATGATATCTGCTGGTGCTATGCCTGGAGTTGTTGGTGGCATGGGCGCTCTTGCTCCTGCTGCTGGAGCTGCTGGTGCTGCCGGTGCGGCAACTGCTGCCGGTGCTGTGCCTGCCGGATTAG